AAGCCATATATTAACCTCCATTTTAAGGTAAAAAGGTGTCAGTGGGACATATATTATCAAGAGGCGAATATATGTCCCACCACTCAGGCCAGGCTCCAGGCCAGGAGCCAGGCCAGGCTTAGACGAATAATTTAATTATATCGCTCAAGCCTTTAGAGACGTCTTTGAACTGCGCCGCGAAATCGCGAGCAGTAGGCGCAATAGCTTTGGAAGCTGCGGCACTTTTGCCGGAGGCTGAAACAGCCTGACCGGCTGACGCTGCTGAATTGGCTGCTAGGATTGGATTCAAGCCTGCAGCCTGTAAATCTTTAGTAGCTCTTTGGTAAGCTGTGGAGCTCATGTAATCGCTCCAGTCGCGAGCCTTTAAAGCTTCAGCGCTCTCAAAGTCCATGGCAGTTTGTGCGCTTGTTTGCGCAAAGTCCATGGCAGTTTGTGCAGCTTCTTGTTCACGCTCCCATTGAAGCGTTTGATTAGCGTTGATGAACTCTTGCCAGGAACCGCTGTCAGAGTTTGCTGGATTATTAAGAGCGGGAACCGCCCAGGTAGGCATTTGATACATAACTAGTTATGGTCAATAAGGCCTGGAACACTATAAAGTGGCATGACTCGAGTGCAGCTATTACTAACAAGAATATCAGCAATAATTTGACGCGATAGCTTAGAGGTCACGGCCAGGGCCCGGTCTATATTGTTTTTATCTTCAGCGAGCCAGCTCTCGCTTAATGTTGGGACGGTTTGAGTCTCGTCGGCAAAGTGCCAATAATACAGGGAGCCGGAACTAACAGCGGCTTTCATTTCAGCTGAAACGCGACTCGGTTTATAGCGATAGTCAGCCCATGCTTCCTGATAACCGAATACGGTTGTATTATCGCCAGTGCGATAATCAATTTCGCGAGACATAACAGGTTGCTCGCCAAGGTTAGCAAAGACAGGGTCATAATAATCGAAACGACGCTTTCTAAACCAAAAGCGCTCTAATGACTTGGCGTAAACGTGTTCATAACGAACCGTACAAACGCCAATCACAAAACCGTGTTCAGTGAATGATTTTGTAAATGAAGCAGGCATGCCGGCGGTAAGTGAAAACGCGCCGGTATCAGCTAGCGCTGTATTGTCAGTATCGTTTTGAGCAGTAGCTAAAACTTGAGAAATGTTAATTGGCTTACGAGAACCGCCCAGGAACACAGGACGTTGTAATTGCGCATCAGGAGCGGAAACACCAAAGTGACTTGTAATCAACTCAGTGTAGCGTGTGCCGCCGCGAGCGTCTTTTTCATAAAGGCGTTGAAGTTGAAAAGCATTGCGAAGCTCGTTAATACTCGTCGCAGTCGCGTTTGATAAGTCAGCGACTAAGTTTGACGGCGCAACATGATTAATAGTAGATTCAGGTGTATAACCTTGTTCACCTACACGAGTAATCGTCGTGTCAGGGTCACCGCCGAGTGTATTTTGAACTAAAATAGGTCTAACAGTAGCCGCTGCGGCCGCTTTATTCCATTGTAAAGCGGGCCAAGAAGCAGCGCCGGCGTTAGCTTCAGCGGTAGTCTTAACAGGAGCGACAAGACCAACAGGGATAACAACGCTCGGGCCTTTTTGTGGCTCAGGTAAACATGACGTAAAGTAATCAGGAACTTTATTCGCAATAAGTAGCGGGCTATAACCTAAATGGGCATTAGCCTTGTTATAAGGGTCGCCACCAACCGTGGCAATCCTGTCAGTGCTATCAGTAGGACAATAAATCGGGTCCTGTAAGTTTTCACTACGGTAAAACTCATTATAAATAGTGACATAAGCTCTAAATGGTAAAACATTTATTTCATAATCTGTGGCATCAACAGCGTCATTGACGCCCATGAATGAGACGCCCATATAGTCAGCGATGCTACCAAGAGCGACAGCATAATCAGTTTCGGCACCATTAGGTGTAAACTTAACAGTTGGAACAAAGGTTTCAACAGTTGGAGCCCATGCGGACGTCTTATTTTCGCCCATGACTTTGGGCCAGTCGTCCATGACGATTCTATTAGGGACGAAAAAGTAAGCAAAGTCTATGAACAAGTTGTCCATGACAGGGACTTTAAGAGTAGAGAGACGCGCTACGAACGCCGTTTTAACGTCGAACGTATCGCCCGGAAGCACTTCATCAACGTAGAACGGAACAAGCTCGCCAACATTAAAAGTTGTTTTATGATTAAAATCACGATTAAAACGGGAGCGTTTAACGTCAAGAGATACAGGGTTTTGAACAAATCTTCCATTATTCATCTTTTGGCTCCTTTTCTAGTTTTGCTTCTTCGTAGATAGCTCTGAGCTCATTTACATAAGCATTATACGCTTCAGTGAGCGCATTATGAGCTTCAGCAGCTTTAATAAGAGAGAGACGGATATTTTCTAATTTATCCACAGGATTATATTCCATAAAATTATTTTTCCTTTCTATTTTTGAAATATTTATATAAGCGGTAGAGTCCGAAAGTGATTAAATCAATCACTATTTTCCGGAGTAGTTGGAGGAACTGGTCCTTGTCCATCGAGTGGTTTTTCTCCTTCCTCGATTAAGCGTTTTTCAATAGTTTTAACAGCTTCAGCAGCTTCAAACAAGTTTTTAGGAAGAGTGGTCACGTCGCCATAAAAGGCGCGACCCTCTCCTTTAGAATTGAAATCCTCAATCGTTTTGTATCGGTCTATTAAGGAATAAAGGTCGGTCTCAATGAAACCGGAATTGATGAACTCTTTTAAGTCTATACGGCCCTTTTCAATAAATTGGCCGGTCGCTTGGTCGAGCTCATAGACAGGGCGATAACGTTCGCCACTGTTAGAGAATTGAAATGTAGATTGTTGTCTATGGGAAACTTTTTCAGGCATGAAAGCCTCCTTTCTTATAGTCTAATTCCGCCACGTTGTGAACGTGTATTGATAGGAGCAGCTTTAACCCTGGCGGCAGTTCGGGCAAATAAACCTCTATCGACACCTTTTTTAGTCTTACGACGTTTTAATGACATAATGGCCTCCTTTCTTAATTTCAGTTTAGCCGATAGCAGCAACAAGGTCAAGCTGCGAGTTAAGGATAGTACTCGTCAGGGTCGAAGTACGGTTAGAACGGGGGAGAGTGACATTCCCCCGAGCCCCCATCCTGATACCGGGGAAACCCCGGACCCCTGGTTGTTTATAGTTTTCGCATTTTTAGGCACGTATAACGGCATTTTTTTTGTTTTTTTAGAGTGTTTTTTGTTTTTTTAGCTCGTATATACTAGTAGCTTTTTTTAGACGATAACTATTTAATTTTTGCTCGCTGCCAAAGGCAGCTATTAGATTATTGTTTGTAATAGATACTAGTTTGTATTTGCGCAGCTTTCTTATTTTATGCTGCTTTTCGTCTAAGCTATCATTAATCAGTCGATTAAAGTATTTTGGTAATAGGTCTTTAGACCCCTTAAAATAGATATAATCGCGTTCATTGATAGTGCTCTGATCAAGACGATCGAAATAACGACGACCAATAGCGGGACGCTTTGAACAAGTCATGAAAGGCTTTAAAAGTTCGCCGGTCATAGGGTTCACGTCCATGGAACCGAAATCTTTAGTAATGTAGCCTGTACAATAGTTGATAGTTTTATCATTAACGTCGCCTATAACGACGTGGCCATGTTTCCAGGCCTCAGTTAATAGATTTGAAATATAAAGATTGTGAGGACGGGTTTTATATAACACTAAATCATCAGGACGGAATCCAAATATAATAGCGTGATAATGAACGCGTCGCGTCTTTGAGCCAAGCTCGCCGACTAAGTAATACATAATTTTTTTGTTAATACGCTTACGTAAGCGTTTAAAGAACAGTTGAATGTGCCTGATATTATAAGCAGGCTCAGGCTTTTCATAGGTCAAAGTAATAAAACAGTTTTCTTTGTGTTCCTCTACTTCAAGAGCAATACGTTTGCTCCATTGATAGGCGTTAGCTATACGACAATTTAAACAGCGCCCACAGGGGACGCTAATTATTTCGCCTAAATCACGAAGTAGGAAAGGGTTTAGACAAGCCATATATTAACCTCCATTTTAAGGTAAAAAGGTGTCAGTGGGACATATATTATCAAGAGGCGAATATATGTCCCACCACTCAGGCCAGGCTCCAG